GAAAACCGGCGCAGAAAGTACTTGGTCAGGGCGACCCGCTCGTCATGGGCGTTAGCGTGAATATGGGCGTAGAGAGCGCGTTTCAAAGTTTCTTAGAACTTTAAATTTCACCTATGTGGGGCCTCGCGGCCACACAGTGAAGCCTCTCTGCCGAGACGCGGTGTTGGGTCAATTAACCGCCGGCGCTGCAAAGCTATAGATCAGGGCGACGACAAGAAGAAATATAAGGGAGCATAACCTACAGTCGTTCTGTGTTAGCAATGTACACGGTGGGGGTGTTATAGTAGGACAATTTAAGGATAGTGCAATTTCCAATAAGTATGTGTATGAATATTTATATTCATACTCAAACTTATGCACTATTCTATGGCCGAAATAACACCTTACCCCAATTTTCCGTTATCCGCAGTGAGCACCGATGAGCCGGTAACATTTCGAAAGAAATGTTGTTCGGCCTATTGGTGTTGGTTTCATTAACACAAATTAATGATGATTGACACAATAGGCTTAATAACGTTTTCACTAGATCTTATCTTGTGTGTGATTATATGTTTAAAAAATATTCTAACTTACGTGCAATCCGTGATCCTGAGCCTTAAATTATTGGGATCTAATACGAAAATTAATACTCTCCATGAAGAGAGCCGCGATTTGTGCATAGAAGATGCACACCAACCCTCCGAAGAATATCAATTCAATCATCAACAGGTAATGAACTCATTGATTTGGTACCATCATATACATGAAAGTTTTGTAGAATGGAATGATGTAGAACCTTATGATCCTATGAGATGGGATCCCATGAGTGATCAAGGAATAACAGATCAAGAGTCCCTGGATAGTTTAAATCACGAATTCGAGACCAGTTCTGCTAGTTCCTATGATGTAGATCCTAATAATGATGATGAAATTGATATTCAAGGGGATGAGAAATTGATAAATAGAGATTTGTATTATCGGAGAAAATTATCAGACAGCAAATACAAACTCGATACGGCAACCGCTGCTGGTAGAATAAAGCAGGCGAAAAAAGAGGAGAAAGCCGCTCGAGAACATAAGAAGAAACAATTTTTTGTGAATTTAGCAATTAATCAAGGAACCTATCTTAATGGAAAGAGGCGAAATAAAATTGAGAAACAAGATAATGAAACAAGTAGTTCTTT